ATAAGTAGAAAATAAAAGTGGGCTTTTGGGCAGAGACGAAAAACGACCCAAATTAACGAAAAGTTCAAGGCGAAAATCTTGTAAGAACCCAACCAGCGTTGTATACTTGATTTAAATGATGCACACACCGATTAGATGCTTATGAGGTAGTAAAGATGGTTTACATGGACCGCTTTATCAATGACAATGGCTTTGAAGAATGGACCACCACTGATGCAGCAGGGAATGTTGTCCACTGTTATGCGAACCGGTACCGCGAGATTCACACAAAGGTTCCAGTGTGCACCTGCGGACGAAACATGATAGAAGAAGTTCCCGGATATTGGGCTTGTCCGCCCTGCAACATCACGAAAACGGAGGACGAAATCAATCAGGTCATCGAGCTTGATGAATACGAGTCCGCTAACCTTGAACTGAACGAAGACTACGGTAAGTTTGAGTACGATGATGGAAGACGGCTTCTGGCTGGTGTTCCGGATTGGTACTATTTCTATGCCGAACATACCCATGAGGATTGATATTCTCAAATAAACACGACGAAGACGCAGAGCAATCTGCGTCTTTTTCTTTTGCAAGTTTTCCGACAAAAACCGACATCTACCGACAAAAACAAACGCGTAAAATACATGCTCTTTTATGAAGAGGAGAGAGTGTGTCTTTGCACGCTGCTCTTTTTCTTTTTGGAGGAGATTTTATGCTGGAGAACCGATTCAAAACAAACCTGGTAAGAGAACTCAAAGAGCGCTTTCCGGGCTGCATTGTTCTGCACATTGATCCAAACGAGATTCAGGGAATGCCTGATCTCTTGGTTTTGTGCGGAGACAAGTGGGCAGCGCTTGAAGGCAAACGCTCTGCAAATGCACCGCATCGTCCGAATCAAGATTACTACGTTGATCTCATGAACCGGATGAGCTACGCTGCGTTCATTTACCCGGAAAATAAGGAGGAGATTTTGGATGACCTTCAACGATCATTCGCGTCTGACAGGCCAACACGCATTTCTCGGCGCTAGTAAGTATCATTGGATCAATTACGATCCCGAGAAAATTGCAGAGGCCTATACCAGCTTCATGGCTGCGCAGAAAGGCACCGAACTGCACGAGTTTGCAGCAAAGTGCATTTCTCTTGGCCAGAAGCTGCCACGCTCGAAGAAAACGTTGAATAGTTATGTCAACGATGCTATTGGATTCCGCATGACCCCTGAGCAGGTGCTCTATTATTCTGAGAATTGCTTTGGGACAGCAGACTCGATTTGCTTCCGCGATGATATTCTCCGGATACATGACCTCAAAACGGGTGTGATTCCTGCGCATATGAAACAGCTGCTGATTTATGATGCGCTGTTCTGTCTGGAATATCGTGTGAAGCCGGAGAAAATTCAGATCGAGAATCGCATCTATCAGTCCGATGATATTATTATCGCCACACCTGAGGCGGATGATGTCAACGCTGTGATGGAGAAGATCCGTGAATTTGATCCAATTATTGCAAAGCTGAAGATGGGGTGCTGACATGAATCCAGTTGAAAAAGATATTTCGAGCTATTTTGGTATTGAATACGGCGGCGATACGCTGGAGCATTACGGCACCAAGCGTCATTCTGGCCGTTATCCCTGGGGTAGTGGCGAGACGCCTTACCAGCATTCGGGCGATTTTATTTCTCGAATCGATAAGCTGAAGTCTCAGGGCATGAGTGAAAATGAGATCCTTGAGGCCATCAATGCGACTCTGCCCGATGAGTACAAGCTGGGGGCCGGCGAGTTTCGTGTGGCAAGAGCCAAAGCCGGCCATGACCGTAAAGCGCTGCAGTGGGATCAGATTCGTGCACTGAAAGAAGACGGCAAAGGCTGGACTGAAATCGGCCAGAAGTTGAACCTGTCCGAATCGACGGTCCGCTCCATGTACCAGAATGGCGTTGGAACCAAGAAAGATCAGGCTGAAAAGATTGCTGACGTCCTGAAGAAGGAAGTTGACAAGAAAGGCATGATTGATATTTCCGAAGGTTCCAACCTTACGCTTGGCGTCTCGGAAGGCAAGCTGGATGAGGCTGTTTATATTCTGGAAGCGGAATACGGCTATAAGCGCTATGGCGTCGGCATCAAGCAGCCGACCAATCCTCGTCAGCAGACAAATATCACCGTTCTGGGCAAGCCTGAGTTCGATCAGAGCTATGCCTACAAGCATCAGAGTGAGATTCAGTCCCTTGGCGACTATCATTCCGACGATGGTGGAGACAGCTTCAAAAAACTACAGCGTCCTGTGAGCATGAGCTCTGATCGTGTGGCGGTGCGCTATGGCGACGAAGGCGGCCTTGCAAAAGACGGTGTTATGGAGATTCGCCGCGGCGTTCCTGATTTGGATTTGGGCAATTCCCATTATGCGCAGGTTCGTATCATGGTGGATGACAGCCACTACCTGAAGGGCATGGCTGTATATTCCGATGACCTGCCGAAGGGCGTTGATATTGTCTTTAATACCAACAAGCCTTCTGGTACGCCCAAGATGAAAGTATTCAAGCCCATCAAAGATGACCCGGACAACCCGTTTGGTGCTGCCATCAAAGCGAACGGCCAGAGCACTTATATTGGCGCTGACGGCAAAGAGCACCTTTCTCCCATCAATAAGCTGAAAGAAGAAGGCGACTGGGACACAATGTCGAAGAATGTTTCTTCACAGTTCCTGTCCAAGCAGCCCGTTCCGCTCATCAAACGCCAGCTTGACCTCACTATGGCTGACTATAAGGCCGAGTACGATGAGATCATGCATTACACGAACCCGACCGTAAAGAAAAAGATGCTGATGGACTTCGCTGACCAGTGTGAAGGCACGTCCATGACCCTGAAAGCGTCTGCATTTCCCGGTCAGTCAACGAAGGTTATCCTTCCGCTGAACAACATCAGTGAGAAAGAAGCCTATTGCCCTACATACGAGAACGGAACGCAGCTTGCACTGATTCGCTACCCGCATGCGGGCACATTTGAGATCCCCGTTGTGACAGTCAATAACAAGAACCTCAGCGGCAAGCGCAATCTGGGTGCGATTCAGGATGCCATCGGCATCAATGCGAAGGTCGCAGAGCGACTGTCTGGTGCAGACTTTGATGGCGATACCGTTATGGCTATCCCGATGAGCGATAAGGTTCGTATCAACTCAACGAATCCGCTTCCCGGTCTGAAGAACTTCGACCCCAAGACTGCCTACTCTGTTCCGGAAGGTAACCCCAACAATGTTCGTCTCATGAAGAAGGATGAGAAGCAGAAAGAGATGGGAATTATCTCGAACCTGATTACGGACATGACCTTGCGTGGTGCAACGCCGGAAGATCTGGAGCGAGCAGTGCGCCACTCTATGGTTGTCATTGACGCTGAGAAGCATGGCCTGGACTACAAGAGGTCTGAGCGTGAAAACGGCATCCAGGAGCTGAAGCAGAAGTACCAGATCCGGGTGGATGAAGACGGCAATACGAAGTACGGTGGTGCATCCACGCTGCTGTCCCGTCGCAAGCAGACCGTCCGTGTTCCTGAGCGTCGCGGCAGCACACGTATCGACAAGGAGACTGGCGAACTCATCTACAAGGAGAGTGGCCGTACCTACAAGGACGAGAAGGGTAATGTGCATGTGGCTGAAGATGAGGTAAGCCGCATCTCTCTGACCAAAGATGTCCATACCTTGTCCTCTGGCACAAAGCAGGAGGAGTTGTACGCAGACTTTGCCAATGGCCTGAAGGCTCTGACTAATCGGGCACGCAAGGAAGCCGTCAATATGAAGGGCATCCAGCGTGATCCGGCAGCGGCCAAGAAGTATGCGGCAGAGGTTGAGTCCTTGAAAGCAAAGTATCAGGCAGTTCTGACCAACAAGCCAAAAGAACGGCGTGCCATGATTATTGCAAACGCCAACATCAATGCAAAAATCGAAGCACAAGGCCTTGATCGCAAAACCGACAAGAAAGAGATCAAGAAGATCTCTGCTGTTGAGATGCAGCGTGCACGAGATTCTGTTGGTGCAAGCGGTCGGAACTCTAAAATCGTCTTTACGGACAAGGAATGGGAAGCTGTTCAGAATCATGCAATTTCGGATTCGATGTTGACGAAGTTTCTGAACAGTTCTGATTCTTCTGAAATCATCAAACGCGCAATGCCGAAAGCATCGACAACACTTTCTAATGCCAAATTGAGCAAAGCACGAGCAATGCTTGACATGGGTTACAGCTATGCCGAAGTTGCTGAAGTCTGTAATGTTCCGAAATCCACGATTTATGATGCACTGAAGAAATAAGGTCGAAAGGAAGCGAAAATTATGGTTCGTTGTTTCATTACTACGGTCGATAATCCTTACGATCCGCACGACCAGTTCGATCAGTGGTATCGTTTTGACTGCGACCACGGTTATAACTCCTGTGGACTCCTCGCACGGCTCTCTTATACCTCGGATCAGCTCACGGATAACGAAAATGCTTATGAAATTGAGCGTACAATCGATCAGATCATTCGTGATGATCCTTTGAACCTGTACCGGAAGGTCAAAAAGACCCTCCCCGATACAGAAAATGACACGACTGCGGCGTAAATCTATCCATTAGACAGGGGGAGGGGGGTCTCGAAAAACACACCCCCTCCCTAAATCGCGCCGGTCTTTGATATTTCCCCGGGGGTAAAATTGATATTTGGACTTTGGGGTGTAGACCAGGGCTCAGTGTTGATTCCCGAAGATAGAAAGGCTTTGATTGTTTAGCAATCAGGGCTTTTGTAAGGGCTTATGAGATAGTGGACACAACCTCCTATGATGGGTTCTCAGACTTTAACCTCCTTTTGCTTAACAAAATTTCTCCTTTCAATGCTTTGCAGGCATCGTTTTCACAGATTTTCTCAAGCAGCTCTCATAAGCCCTTACAAAAGCTCTATAAGTGCGGTATAAGCCGCCATAACAAAACAGAATCGAGGGTAGTTCGGCCCAAAACCCTTGCGAAAGGAATGAAAACCCATGAAGACAAGAAAGGTCTCGTCTGGCGATGATGTCGGGATGCGGCCGGCATTGTCTCCAGAAGCACGAGAAAACCAGATGATCTCGCTGGCCGTGGATCTGGTAGAAAAGCGCCTGCGGGAAGGCACAGCCTCCAGCGCGGAGACGACTTACTACCTGCGGCTTTCCGGTTCAAAGGCCAGACTCGAAAAAGAAAAGCTGGAAGAAGAAAACAAGCTGCTGCGCGCCAAAACTGAGGCACTGCAGGCGGCAAAGAACACTGAAGAGATGTACGCCGAAGCCATCAAGGCCATGCGCATCTACAACGGACAGGATGATGGTGAAGAAGATGCCGGCTATTAAAACCTATTCCGAGATGATGCGGTATGCGATCTTCGACGACCGGTTCCATTATTTACAACTGCACGGTACGGTGGGGATGGATACATTCGGCTTTGACCGATACCTGAACCAGGATTTTTACCAGTCGAGAGAATGGCGGCAGTTCCGGGACAAGATTATTGTGCGGGACATGGGCTGCGATCTGGCACATCCAGAGCACGAGATCACTGACTGGGTGATACGAGGCGGAAAACCCATCCGTCCGCGCATTATTATCCACCACTTAAACCCGTTGACGAAGGAAGACGTACTGGGGCACACGAACGCACTGCTGGACCCGGAAAACGTGGTATGCGTGAGCGACCGCACCCACAAGGCCATCCATTACGGAGATGACACGATCTTAAAACCTGCGTTTGCGGAGAGGCGACCGGGCGATACCTGTCCTTGGAGGAAATGAGATGTATCCGGTACGAAAGTTTAATGTTGCGGAAGCAGCATACAGCACGAACCTGCGGCTGAAGATGCAGGAGGCAGAACACATGGTGCGGTGTATTGCACCGAGCCGTGAGCGCAGTCTGGCGCTGACGAAGTTGGATGAGGCATTGTTCTGGACAAATGCAGCCATTGCAGCCGAAGGTGTAATGGACCATGAGGAATGATAAAAGGAGGAAAACAAAATGAATAACGAAGCAATGATGACCCGTGCAAAGCAGCTGGTGGTGGACTACTTTAACGCACACGTGGATGTGACCGACGGCAAGAAGCTTACCATCGAGGATGTGTTCATCGTATGGTTCAGCAAAACCCTGCAGAACTGGAAGGCGCTGGTGAGCACCACCGTGTCTGACGGCATGTACTACGAGATCACCCACAACGGTGACAAGCACGAGACCTATCTGGACGCGTACAAGAAGTGGGACAACCAGTGCATCGTGGACTAAAGGAGATAAATCAAAATGGACAGTATCCTGACCTCGGTGAAGAAGCTCCTTGGATTGACCGAGGAGTATGCGGCCTTTGATACCGACCTTATCATGCACATTAACAGCGTGCTGATGATCCTTCGTCAAATGGGCGTAGGACCGCAGGAGGGTTTTGGTATCGTTGACGCCACGGCGACCTGGAGTGATTTCTGTAAGAACAAATCCGACATTGAAGCTGTAAAAAGCTACGTGGCGATGAAAGTTCGTCTGCTGTTCGATCCTCCTCAGTCCAGTAGTGTAATGGATGCGACCAAGAGTATGATCAGCGAGCTGGAATGGCGGCTGTATACCGAATGCGATAAGGAGGAAGTTGGATGCGGAAACTGATGTTTGCTGTGGAAGGTCAGAAGCTTTCCAAGCAGGGCGATTTTTCCGGCATCATGGCCGGAAGCAAAGGGTATCTGCGCTGCCATGTGCAACTGAGAGACAATGATTGGCTCTATGCAAAGAAAGTCATGGTGTTCAATGACGAATACGCTGTTGCGCTGAATGCCGACTTTGAGTGCACTGTGCCCGATGATGTGACCGACGGCAGAAGCTTTAAAGTACAACTGATCGGTCAGACCGGCAAGACCCGGATGAAGACAAATCCGGTGTTGGTTGAGCAGGTGGCGTGATGGCGAGTGTGGAAGAAGTTCTGGCAACCATGGTCGAGCCGAATCGGGATGAAGAAGAACTATGCTTTGTGATCGACAAAGACTTTCGACTGATCTCGGTTCCCGAACGAGGCATTGTTCTGGGCGTAGAGGGAGACAAAGACGTGAATCTCGTCCGGTTCCGGATGCCACGGTATTATCGTGGAACCGATCTTTCGGACTTTGAAATCCAAGTTCTTTACGATAATGCCGAGGATGAGCGTGGCGGCTTTGATGCGGTGAACAAAACGGTCACTGAGGACGCAATCAGCTTCACGTGGATCGTGGGAAAAGATGTGGTCTCCTACAAAGGCACCGTGCAATTCACTGTCTATTGCGTGAAAAGAGGAGCAAACGGAAAAATCGAACAGGCATTTGGGACCACTATCGGAAATGGTGTGAGTCTGGAAGGGCTTGTAAACGATAATCTTTGAAAGGAAGTGAACGAATGGCTAGTATTGACGAGCTGCTGGAATCAGCAAATCAGGCAGGATGCGATGACGAGCTTTCGTTCATCATTGACGAGCATTTGCGTATCATCACCGTTCCTGAACGAGGCGTTGTTCTGGGCGTAGAAGGAGACAAGGATGTGAACCGTGTGCGGTTCCGGATGAATCGCTTTTATCATGGGTCTGACTTGTCCGAATTTTGCATCAGGATCAACTACCAGAATGCGGACGGCGACATCAATTATTTTACGGTAACGGAAAAGACCGTGGAGACTGACAGCTTCTGTTTTATCTGGACCGTGGCCGCAGATGCTACTATGGTTAAAGGAACCGTTCTGTTCGTGGTGAACTGCTTTATGACGGATGTCGACGGGGTCGTCCAGAAGGCTTACCACACCACCCTCGGCTCAGGAACTGTGCTTGAAGGTTTGGAACCCTACGAAGGTGGGGATATACCGGAGATCGTAGATTATCTGACACATCTGAAGAATGACCTGATGATCTATTCCGGTACGCTGGTGACCGGGGCAGAAGAGGCAGCAGCGGCCGCTTCACGAAGTGCTACTGAAGCCGCCAATGCCGAGCGGAACGCAAAATCCTACGCAGATTCGTCCGGCACAAGCGCAGACGCAGCGGCAACCAGTGCCGATGCGGCAAAGACCAGTCAAACTGCTGCTTCGAGTAGTGAGCAAGCTGCTAAAGTTAGCGAGTCAAATGCTGCTAACAGTGCCAATGCTGCTATCGAAGCCGCAACCGCTGCGGAGTCGTCAGAGAAGAACGCAAAGAACTCGGCAGCAGAGTCGGCAACCAGTGCCGATGCGGCTAAAGTCAGCGAGACAAATGCCGCTGGCAGTGCGGCAAAAGCAAATTCCAGTGCCGCAACATCTCAGAGCAGTGCCGCCGAGGCTGCATCTAGCGCAACCGCCGCAAAGGAGAGCGAGTCGAGAGCTGCCACCAGTGCTGCCGCCGCAAAGACCAGCGAGACGAACGTAGGCAGGCTGCTGGACAGCATCACAACCTCCTATAACGGAGGAATTGTTGGTTCACAACTTGTGAGGATCCCTGTGACGGAGTGGAACAAAAGTGATACAGATGCCGCATATTCCTGTACGCTCGAAAAAGCGGAATGCACGGCATTTCTGGTTCCAATCGCAACTGTCGAGCCGGATGATGTCCCATCTGCGATTGCAGCAGGCTTGTATGAGACCTGTCAGGCGTTGGATGGCGCACTTAAGTTCTGGTCAAAAACAAAGCCGGCAAAGGAGCTTACGATTGCCGTTGTCTTGTTGGAACCGGATATTAAGCAAAAGGGGTGACGACATGATAGACCTTGCGGTCACGCTGCGCTCAAATGGGACGGCCCAACCGCCCTGTAATACGATTGCTCTGGCACTCGGATACGCCGGAAATCGTGGAGTTTACCGTCTTGTCATAGACCCTCGTGGTGAATGGGAGAACCTTACTGTGCGGGTCTGTTGGCATACTGCATGTGGGAAAACGCTGGGGACATCCCTGGTAAAGGATGGGTTCGTTGACGTTCCAGATATTGTGACACAAAATGCAGGAAAGGGCGTATGCACTTTCGAGGGGACCGATGGTGACGGTATGACGATCACCAGTGCGGACCTCATGTATATTGTTGCTGCAAATAGTGGAACAGAAGATGGACAGCTTCCTCGGCCTGGAACGCCGGCGTGGGAGGCATTTGTGAGAGAAGTGGCCGGAATCAACATCCGGGTTGCAAGTGCCGAAGAAGTAAAAGAAATGTTGGATGAGATTTTTAAGGAGGAAGACTAATGACAACTTACGATTTATCGCATATTCCTGAACTGCGTGACCTTCAGGACCTGGCAAATCGCCAGAAAGCAAGAGACGAAGCACTGAAGGCACGCATGAAGGCTCTGGAAAACAAGGGCGGTCAGGCAAACGTCATCGAGACTATCAAGGTCAATGGTCAGGCACAGGCGGTCAACGCCAAGGCTGTGGATATTACCGTGCCCACCAAGACCAGTCAGCTGACCAATGATAGCTCTTGGCAGACCAGCGCACAGGTGGCATCTGCTATTCAGACGGCCATCGCCAAGACTGGCCATGCCAGCTTCCAGAAGGTTGATACCGTACCCGGTGTGGACAGTGCCACCGAAAACGTGATGTACCTGGTGCTGAACCCCAAGACCAAGCACTACGACATCTACGCCAAGATCAAGGGCGCAAACGGCAGCTACACCATGGAGCAGTTGGACGACACCACCGTTGACCTGAGCGGTTATATGCAGAAAGAAAACGGCAAGCGTCTGATGACCGATGCTGAGGGTACCAAGCTGGCCGGAATCGCCGAGGGTGCAAACAAGTACACCCATCCGACTTATACGGCACGAAGCAGCGGCCTGTACAAGGTGACGGTGGATGCCTCCGGTCATGTTACCGAAGTTGCGCCGGTGACGAAGGCGGATATTACGGGTCTGGGCATTCCTGGCACCAATACTACCTATTCTCCCATGAGCGGTGCAACGTCTTCTGCTGCTGGCACAAACGGTCTGGTACCCGCACCTCCTGCCGGGGCACAGGGTAAGTTCCTGCGTGGCGATGGCACCTGGCAGCCCCTCGTTTCCTATGGCGAGGCCACTGCTACCAACGCAGGTCTGATGTCTGCCGCCGATAAGACCAAACTTGATGGTCTGGTTCTGGCAACTTCCGCCGAAGTGAAGGCCATGCTGGACGAGGTATTTGCGGAGGCGTAATCAATGAGTAGCTTTCAGACCATCCTGGCCGGCCTGCGGGATGTTTCGGAGCGAGTGCTGCAGGAATTGAGCACGCTGACGGTCACCGTGTCTGGTGCGGTTTCGGCATTGGACAAGGCCAAGGCAGATAAGGTTACGCTTACTGCTTTCACTATCCCGACCACAGGCTGGCAGCAAGACGGAAATTACGGTTATCCATATTATGTGGATCTTCCTGTCTCTGGTCTGACGGAGAATGATGTAGTGGCAGTCGAAATTACTCCGGCAGGTCAAAATGTCGCAGAAACAGCATGTTTTCTCTCTAGCTCTGAAAGTCTGTCCGGTGTGCTCCGTTTGCGGGCAAAGCATATCCCCACGGCGGCATTGGCTGCATATTATTACATCATAAGGGAGGACCTTTTAATGGCATTTGGACCATTGGCCGTGGGTACTACGCCCTACACCTTGCCGCCGGCCACGGCAACCACGCTCGGCGGCGTTAAAGCGGGCCCCGGCTTGAATATTGCCCCTGACGGCACGCTGTCTGCAGCAGAGCAGTACGCCCTGCCTGCCGCCACAGCGGACCAGCTGGGCGGCGTAAAGGTGGGGGACTACCTGGACATCGCCCCGGACGGCACCCTCAGCGGCAAGACCCTCAACGATAAGATCGCTGCCGCCGTGGCGGTAAAGTCCACACCCCGGCTGGTGTGGAACCAGCAGACAAAAAGCCCCAACAAGTGGAGGACCTATGATGTTTCCATCCTCGACGGAGTGGACTATGTCCACATCCGGACCAAGTGTGACACCTACACCGGAACTGAATTTGACCTGGCGCGGGGCGGCAACACCAGCCATGTCTTTGATACTACGCCGGCGAATGTTGTGTGCACCATGACCTTCCGGGCAGACGGTACGCTGCACATACAAGGCCCTTACAGCAGCTCGAACTACAGCAGCGCCATCGAGCTCTGGCTCTCCGGCTACCACTACCCCACCTTAGGTGAGCTGGTGGCAGAGACCCAGGCCGCCCAGGCCGACACCGACGCCCTGGCCGTGGACCAGGAATACCGCCTGACCCTGCTGGAAGCCGGGGTGGACCCCACTATCACCTGAAAGGAGACTGCATAAAATGTTGTACCGCATCTGCAAACGCATGATCGACCGGGGCCAGACTGCTGGCCTGGCGGAAAAGCTGGATATCTTTTTTGCCGCCGACCGCCTGACAGCGGACCAGTACCAGGAGCTGACCCAGCTGCTGGCCCAGCAGGACAAGCAGTAAGCTAGGAGGCTAAGCATGACGGACTAAAGCCGGTGTATCTTAATCGGCATTGGTGGATGATCTGGAAAATCTGATAGGAGCATAAGCCAATGGCACTCTCGAATACGGCTACGCCAAAATACTACGGCCGTTTCCGGGAGGCCGTGCTGCGGGGCGAAATTCCCGTCTGCAGGGAAATCTCTATGGAGATGAACCGGATCGACGATCTGATCGCAAACCCCGGTGTCTGGTATGACGACAAGGCTATGGATGGCTTCGTGAAGTTTTGCGAACGGGAGCTGACCCTGACAGATGGAACGGACCTGAAGTTGCTGGATACCTTCAAGCTGTGGGCCGAGCAGATATTCGGATGGTACTACTTTGAAGAGCGCACGGTGTATAAACCGAACCCGGACGGGCATGGCGGACGCTATGTGCAGAAGCGCATCAAACACCGACTGGTACGAAAGCAGTATCTGATCGTGGCACGAGGTGCGGCGAAAAGTATGTACGATAGTTGCATTCAGCAGTATTTTCTTTCTGTTGACGGCTACACTACACAGCAGATCACCACAGCCCCCACCATGAAACAAGCAGAAGAGGTCCTCTCACCGGTACGAACAGCAATCGCACGGGCGAGGGGACCTCTTTATCGTTTCATGACCGAAGGAAGCCTGCAAAACACCACGGGCTCTGCAAGCGGAAGAGTAAAATTGGCTTCCACCAAAAAGGGCATTGAGAATTTTCTGACCAACAGCCTTTTGGAGATTCGTCCCATGAGCATCGACAAGTTGCAGGGCCGGAGAGACAAGGTTGCAACGGTGGACGAATGGCTGAGCTGCCCCATCCGTGAGGACCCTATTGGTGCCATCGAGCAGGGTTCCAGCAAGGTGAACGATTATTTGATCGTGGCCACCAGCAGCGAGGGAACCGTCCGTAACGGCTGCGGCGACTCCATCAAAATGGAGCTCATGAGCATCCTGAAAGGGGACTATGTGAACCCCCACGTCTCCATCTGGTACTATAAGCTGGATTCCATTGACGAAGTGAATGACCCTTCCATGTGGATAAAAGCCAACCCAAATCTTGGTTTGACAGTAAGTTACGAGGCTTATCAGCTGGACGTGGAGCGTGCTGAGAAAGCCCCTGCCAGCCGCAACGACATTCTGGCAAAGCGATTTGGCATTCCCATGGAAGGATACACCTATTTCTTCCCCTACGAGGAGACGCTACCTCACCGACATCGAGACTTCTGGCAGATGGCCTGCAGCATGGGCGCTGACCTGAGTCAGGGCGACGACTTCTGTGCCTTCACCTTCCTGTTTCCGCTGGAGCACGGATATTTTGGGGTAAAGACACGAGACTACATCACCAGCTACACGCTGTCGAAGCTGCCCCAAGCGATGCGGCAGAAGTACGACGAGTTCATGCGGGAGGGGACACTGGCGGTGATGGAAGGCACCGTGCTGGACATGATGGAAGTGTACGACGACCTGGATGCCTTTATCGAGAACAGCGGCTACGACGTGCGCTGCTTTGGCTACGACCCCTACAATGCAAAGGACTTTGTGGAGCGATGGGCCAGAGAGAACGGCGAGTATGGCATTGAGAAGGTGATCCAGGGCGCAAGGACGGAGAGTGTGCCTCTGGGCGAGCTGAAGAAGCTGAGCGAGCAGCGGAAACTGCTGTTTGATGAGCAGTTGATGCAATTTGCCATGGGCAACTGCATTACCTTGGAAGACACAAACGGCAACCGCAAGCTCCTGAAACAACGGTATGATCAGAAGATTGATGCGGTTGCCGCTATGATGGATGCGTATGTAGCTTACAAGAATAACCGGGATGCGTTTGAGTGATTAGTCGTCATCGACGCTGTTCCAGTCCTCGTTGATCGCATGGCAGTGTGGGCAAATCCAGTAGCCATATTCATTGCTGCCATCCTCCCAGGGAAATGTATATTCGCCACCGGCTAAAGACCCGCCGCAATTGTAGCAGTGATCAACAAGAAACGAAAAATACTCCAGGTCAGACATATCAATGTCGCCATCGTCTTCTGGAAACTCGTCGTCTTCATCGTCTGTTGCCCATGGATCAACCGCAAGTTCATAACGATCTATTTCTGTATGAGGTGGATCAGGCTCGGAAGGCGGAAGAAGATCAAGGTCTGAATCGGAATCGACTGTAGAATCTTTGATTTTGTTATAAACGACAATTCCGCCTATCACCGCCGCAACGACAGCGGCCCCACCGGCAATTATTTTGCCCTTGTGTTCTCGCCAGACGGTTTTGATTCGGTCTTTAAGGGAAGGCTTTTCGTCTTGTTCAGGTTCTTCCGAACTCTCATCGCCTTTATATTTAAGGGCGAGTGTTACCTTGCAGTGTGGGCATTTTACGGCCGACGGCTTATCGTCTGGGATGCTGATTTCTTTATGGCATTTCGGGCAAGTGATGGTCATAAAGATGCTCCTTTCAGCTTTCGGGCATGTCGGCGAAGTGGTTTTTATAAACTTCCCGGACAGAGTCCATGTCGAACTCGTCTGTCATGGTGGTTTTGGCACCGTTCGCGTCTGTAACTGTCAGGACACCATCGGAGATGACAAGCTGTTCATCCCAGCCGGAATCGTAGTTGAAGTGGACGGTGTAACCGGTATCGTAAGTGCCATCGGTGATATGACCGACAAGGCCATAGGTATCGCCGTTGCCGTAACAGAAATAGCGAACCGTCCGGTTGGAAGGACTGATCCAGTAGCAGACAGTGTAGTCGTCAAACTCGATGCCAAAAGCGGCATCCTTTGCAAGCTGCTCCCACCAGTCGGCGTCCGAGGGCATGACGAGAGCTGTTGAGGAGGAAGCAACCTCTTCTTGCTGAACCGCAGCCGAACTTTCAGCGGCCGATTCCTCTGCGATGGACTGTGTCACAGACGAAGCAGAAGTTGCAGAAGAAGCCGAGCGCTCCGGGAAGCTGTGATAGGAGATGACGATGGGAACGTCACCCGCGTACCAGGTGCCTTGAGTGAAGTCCGGCGCACCATCGACGGTGACCTCAATGATGTCGTTTTCCTTGTTTAGGAAACCGAAATAAAGATCCCCGGCACCCTCCGCGGTGACATTGGTGAAGCCGGCTTCTTTCAGGTCACGGACGGCGGTGCGGTAATCGCCAGTGAAGGAAGAAGCGGGCATTTGCGCTTCGCCTGCGGCGACACGGGCCGCAATTGAATCTGCCGCACGTCTTGCAGCGCGGTCAGCACTCTTCTGATAAAAAGTAACCACGCTGAACACGAGAAGGATAGCCACAATGATGGTAAGCAACGTCTCCTGTTTATGAGTGGTGATGTAGTGGGCAATCTTAGGAAAATTTTCGGCACGCCATTCAGCTCTACGTGCTGCATTTTCACGAGCTTGGGCCTGCGCTTCACGAACAGCCTCTTCCTGAGCACGCTGAGCCTCTTCTTCCATATGGCGCTTATGCTCTTTTCTGGCCCGATACTCTTCAAATGGAGTGGCGAAAATGCCGATGACACGGTTTCTGTTATCGGCGGACTGGATTTTGGCATCGTCCACAATGTGCTTAGTGTGCTCATATTTGGAATAGTTGAAGTTGTAATTGACGTTGATGTTGATCTTGGCTCCACAATTGGCGCAGACCAGTTCGTCCGAATTCAAAGGAGGACGAAGAACTTGTGCGCCGCAGTTGGGACAGATGATTGTTGACATGGTGTGATCCTCTCCTCGCAAAATAGAACTGTTTATGCCAGTATAGCACGGGAATGAGGATAAAAGCAACTGGCTGTGAAAGAAAGCCTCTCGCAGCCGAAAGAAACCACAAAGGAGGAATAAAAATGGACTACTGGAATTACCTTGCACACAGCCAGCAAGGTGCAGAACGTGATAATCACCGGTACTATGCCCGTGAAATCGTGGGCAGTAAGGGCGGACGGAATGTTTACCGCTATTTCTATTCGGCGGCAGAATACGATTCTTACCGCAGAAGCAAAGGCGACCACTCTGGCACATCGAAAAAAGCGGATAACAGCCTTATTGGAAAAGCCAGAAAATCTCATCGCGAAAATCGATGGCAACCGGACACATTGATTAGCACTGGCCCTTATGTCTATGAGTCGTACAAAAACAGTGCCGGGAAAAAACGGGAAACTGAATACCAAGATTGGCATGCGGAAGGGAAAGTTAGAGACCGGTTTAATAGAGATGCCAAAAAAGCAAACAGCAAAAAAGCCAAGCTGTTGGAAGCGGTTTATCAGGCAGACAAAAAGCTGAGAAAAACAAAGGTAAAAGCGCAGAAAGCTGGCATGGACCTGAAACGCAATGCAAAGAAAGGCGCTGCCACCGTGAGCAATCTGCTGAAGAGCAGAAAGAAGAAGTCTGCGAATACTCCTGCTTCCAAGGTTAGCAACTCGAAACGAATTGGCGAACAGCACAGTGCGGACCGGAAACGGGCACAGAAGCAAAAGACTGCCGCCAAGCGTGCTGCCAGCAAGTCCGGTGTGAGCGCCCAGAAGCGGGTGATGGACAATATTCGTCAGCGCCCCTACTACCAGCCGAAGAAAGTGTGAGCCTATGGCGAAACTCGATGAACTTTACCACTGGGGCATCAAGGGCATGAAATGGGGCGTGCGGCGCTACCAGAACCCGGACGGCAGTTTGACCGCAGTCGGCAAGAAGCGGTACAGCAGCGAGGGTGATGCCGGCGAAGCAAAGCCGGAATATGCCCCGAAAGCCAACCGCAAGAAAGCCAGCGACTATTCGGACGAGGAACTGCGGACCCAGATCAACCGAATGCAGATGGAAAAGCAGTACCGGGACCTGGCCGGGCAGACGAACGTCCGGGAGGACGATCCGAACAAGGAACTGAAGATGGAGCGGGAACGTCTCCAGCTGCAGCGTGACGTGAAGAACCTGAAGAAGGAAATCAACGGCGGGCAGACCTTTGTGAAGACGGTGCTCAACAATGCCGGACAGCAGGCGCTGACCAAGATGGCCACCGGTGCCATGCTGTATGCGGGCAAGAAGGCTGTGATGGGCGTGTTCAACAACCCGGAACTGGCAAACGCCGTTGGCACGGGCAGCTTGGAGAAAGAAAAGAAAGACGACTGATGCCGGGAGGGAAAATTCAAAATGGAAATGAATCTTGGTTCCCGGCTGAAGCACGCCTGGAACGCTTTTCTGAACCGGGACCCTCCCCCGAACTTTGGAGGATATGCAGGCGGGTACAGTTACCGGCCTGACCGGGTACGGCTGACGCGTGGCAATGAACGCACCTTTGTGACCAGCGTGTACAACCGCATCTCGATGGACTGCAGTGCTATCACGATACAGCATGTAAGGCTCGATGACAATGGCCGGTTTGATTCGGTCATCGATTCGGGCCTTAATTCTTGCCTGAATTTAGAAGCTAACATCGACCAGACCGGGCGAGGGCTTGTTCAGGACATTGTAATGAGCATGCTGGACGAGGGTGTGGTGGCTGTGGTGCCGGTGGAAGCGGATTATGACCCCAGCAAGAGCAGTGGGTATAAGATCTACTCCATGCGGGTGGGTAAGGTGCTGGAATGGTACCCCGAACATGTGCGGGTGCGGCTTTACAACGACCGGACCGGCCAGAAGGAAGAACTGGTTCTGCCGAAAAAGACCGTGGCGCTGATCGAGAACCCGTTCTATGCCATTATGAACGAGCCCAACAGCACAATGCAGCGCCTGATCCGGAAGCTGAGCCTTCTGGACGTTGTAGACGAGCAGGCCGGTGCCGGAAAGCTGGACCTGATCATTCAGCTGCCCTATGTGGTGAAGAGTGAAGCCCGCAGAGAGCAGGCAAACAAGCGTCGGCGGGAGATCGAAGAGCAGCTCCGGGACTCGAAATACGGCATTGCGTGGACGGATGGCACCGAGCGGGTGACGCAGTTGAACCGCAGCCTCGAAAACAACCTTCTGAAGCAGATCGAATACCTGACGAACATGTTTTACAGTCAATTGGGTATTACCCTCGAGATCATGAACGGTACAGCGGACGAGGCGGCGATGACCAACTACTACAACCGCATCGTGGAGCCCATCATCAGCGCGATCGTGGACGAGATGAAGCGGAAGTTCCTGACCAAGACCGCAAGAAGCCAAGGCCAGAGCATCCTGTTCTTCCGTGACCCATTCAAGCTGGCACCCATTGGCACGGTGGCCGAGATGGCGGACAAGTTTACCCGCAATGAGATCATGAGCTCCAACGAATTCCGGCAGGTGATCGGGCTGAAGCCCTCGAAAGACCCGCGTGCGGATGAGTTGAGCAACAAGAACCTGAACCAGAGCCCGGAAGAGGCGCAGAACACCGCCATGGCGGGCGGTAAGGAAACGGTGGACCGGCTTCTGACACAGGAGAGAGGATAAGGAAAAATCAAAATGGCGATGAATTTCGACTATGACTTTTCCGGCTGGGCGACTAAGGCGAACACCAAGTGCTACGACGGGCTGACCATTGCGCCGAACGCCTTTGCGGGCGACAACGGCAAGAAGGTGCCCGTGGTGTGGAACCACAATCACTCCGGCCCGGAATATGTGCTGGGCCACGCCCTTTTGCAGAACCGCGGCAAGGATGGCGTGTATGCCTATGTGAAGCTGAACGACACCGAAAGTGGCAAGACGGCCCTGGAAGCGGTGCGCTGCGGCGACATTGATGCCATGAGCATCTTTGCAAACGGCCTGAAGAAGGCGGGCCAGACGGTGATGCACGGCGTGATCCGGGAGCTGAGTCTGGTGCTGGCCGGATGCAACCCGGGTGCTCTGATCGACGAGATCGTGGAGCACAGCGCCGACTACAACGAAGATGATGGCTACGAAGCCATGATCTATACCGACAGCGGTCTGAGCCTGACCCATGGCCTGGACCCGGACGACAACCCTTTGGATGAGGAGGATGACGAAATGGCAAAGGCAGGCGGTAAGACCCTGGAAGAAGTTGTGAACACCATGAACGATGAGCAGAAGGAAGCTCTGTATGCACTGGTGGGCATGGCACAGGACGGCGCAGGCGACCCGGAAGAGGACGATGAGGATCCTGATGACGAGGACGACTACGACGATGAGGAAGAGTACGACGACTACGAAGACGAGGAGGACGACATGAAGCACAACGTTTTCGACAACGACAACGAGCAGGGCGTGCTGAAGCACAGCATCGACGACATCAACGCGGCCATCAAGGACGCCAAGAGCTGCGGCAGCATGAAGGATGCCTTTATCGCCCACGGCATTGACGATGTGGAGTGGCTGTTCCCGGAGGATCACCTGCTGGACAACCCGCCCCGCATCATTGACAACGACCAGAGTTGGGTCGCAAAAGTCATGGGCGGTGTGCACCACATCCCGTTCAGCCGCATCAAGAGCATGGCTGCTGACCTGACCGAGGAGGATGCACGCGCCAAGGGCTACATCAAGGGCAACTTCAAGAAGGAACAGGTGTTCGGCCTGCTGAAGCGCTCCACCAGCCCTACCACCGTTTACAAGAAGCAGAAGATGGACCGCGATGATATTGCAGACATCACCGGCTTTGACGTGATCGCCTGGCTGAAGCAGGAGATGCGCACCAAGCTGAACGAGGAGCTGGCTCGTGCCTACCTGATCGGCGATGGCCGCAACGCTGCTTCCGATGACAAGATCAACGAGGGCAACATCCGCCCCATTGTGAGCGATGACGACTTCTACACCATCAAGGTGGAGGCCCAGGTTGCTTCCGGCGCGGACACCGAGACCAAGATCAAGGCCGCCATGAATGCTTCCCTGAAGGCCCGCAAGGACTACAAGGGCAGCGGCAACCCGACCCTGTTCACCACCGAGGACAACCTGACTGACATGCTCCTGCTGGAGGACAAGATCGGCCACCGCCTGTACAAGAACGAGGCAGAGGTTGCCCAGGCCATGCGCGTGAAGGAGATCGTGACCGTGCACCAGATGGCCGGCATGAAGGGTGCCAAGGGCGGCGAGCTGTTTGGCATTGTGGTCAACCTGACCGACTACACCGTGGGTGCTGACAAGGGCGGTGCCGTGAATATGTTCGATGACTTCGACATCGACTACAACCAGCAGAAGTACCTGATCGAGACCCGCTGCTCCGGCGCACTGACCGTGCCCTTTAGCGCAATGGCCATTGAGTACAAGGTTGCCTGAGAAGGAGGGAATGCAAGATGCTGAAGAAGTTCTATGAGCAGGGCAAAGACCTGCACGTTGCAAACTACGTGGCTTACGGCAAGACTGCCGACCACAAGCTGTACGCTGACGAGGCTTACAAGGAGACCGTGACCAAGGCTGAGATCGAGGACGCCGTGAAGAAGGGCCGTCTGGTGATCGTGGAGGGTGCAAACTACCTGATCCCCATTGCCTTTGGTGCCACTGGTGCTGTGACTGTGACTGCAGGCGACACCGTGAAGACCCAGGCCTGGGCGGCAAGCGACCCGGCATGAAGGGCTGACGCCGTGCTGGACGACTTTGTAGTAGACGAAGACGAGCTGGCATGACCAAAATTCAAAATGGAGTGAAAGTGCTATGAGCAAGTGGTTTGGAAAGCTGGGCTTTGTTGAGACCCAGGAGACAGAGCCGAGTGTCTACTCGGAGATCGTGACAGAGCGTGACTGTTACGGCGATCTGACGCGGAACACGCGCAGAATCCAGTCCGGCGACAAGGTGAACGATGATATCAGCCTTGCGAACACGTTAAGCGTCATCGCGGACCCGTATGTTCAGGAGCACTTTTGCAATATCCGGTATGCGACGCTTTACGGCGGCAAGTGGAAGGTGACCGATGCGGCGGTGGAATACCCGCGTGTCGTGCTGACGCTGGGAGGGCTTTATCATGGCAGTGAAGCTGAGTGAGAGACGCTCCGAGCTGGACAAGTACCTGCGCAGCATCGTGAAACAGCGGTGCGGCAGCGAGAATGTGTACTACCAGCCCCCGGCAAACCTGCAGATGAAGTATCCCTGCATCCGGTACGAGCTGAACAAGCTGCGCAACCTGCATGCAAATGACAAGGTGTACCGGCAGACAGTCCACTACACCATTACCGTGATCGACCCGAAACCGGACAGTGAAATGACGGCGGCCGTGAGTTTGCTTGAGAAGAGCACCCACGACCGCCATTTTGTTTCGGACAACTTATACCACGACGTATTCAGCGTGTGGTACTGACATCATTTTCAAAGGAGGAAATGACTATGCCTAAACTGATTTGGGATGCTGATGGTGCGCGGAAGTTCTCCATGGGCGTGGAAAAGGGCGTGCTGTACCCCAAGGCCGACGGCGGCTCCGGCTATGACAACGGCGTTGCCTGGAATGGCCTGACTGGCGTGACCGAGAGCCCCAGCGGCGCAGAGCCCACCGACCTGTGGGCCGACAACCAGAAGTATGCCCGCCTGATCTCCGGCGAGGACTACGGCTTTACCGTGGAGGCTTATACCTACCCCGATGAGTGGGAAGCCTGCGACGGCTCCGCCAGCCCGGTGCCCGGCGTGACCCTGGGGCAGCAGAAGCGCAAGGCCTTTGGCTTCAGCTGGCAGACCAAGGTGGGCAACGACCAGAACCCCGACGCCGGCTATGTGATCCATGTGGCATGGAACGCCACTGCACAGCCCAGCGAGCGCACCCACGAGACCATGAACGACAGCCCCGATGCTGAGACCTTCAGCTGGGAGTGCGGCACTGTGCCTGTGACTGTGACCGGCTACAAGCCCGTGGCCTGCATGAGCTTTGACAGCACCGTTCTGGATGCCAAGAAGATGGCCAAGATCGAAGAGAAGCTGTACGGCTCCGAAAGCGCCGAGGCCACTCTGCCCACCCCGGACGAGCTGATCGCTCTGGCGAAGGAAGCCGCCTGATAAAAATCAAAATGGAGCAAAGGAGAACCCATTATGCTGAAGAAGACCATTACCTACACCGATTACAACGGTGTGGAGCGTACCGAGGATTTCTACTTCAACCTGACCCGCGCCGAGCTGATGGAGATGCATCTGACCACCGACGGCGGCATGGATGACAAGATCAACGGCATCATCAAGGCCAAGAGTCAGAAGGAGCTGGAGAAGCTCATCAAGGAGATCCTGCTGAAGAGCTATGGCGAGAAGAGCCCGGACGGCCGCAAGTTCTACAAGAACGATGCCATCCGCGCCGACTTTGAGGCAAGCCCTGCGTACGACGAGATCTACATGAAGATGTTCACCGACGAGAAGTATTGCGCCGAGTTCATGAACGGCGTGATCCCTGCAAGCCTGCGCCAGAACGCAAACCCTGCTCTGGAGATGGCCGCAACCGGCAGCGCAGCCCCTGCTCTGACCCTGGGCTGATAAAAACTTGATTTTGCCGCTCTGGCGGCGAGGATGCCCGCGTAAAAAACGGGCATCTTTTTATTTTTCTATCATTTGCCCGGGTGACCGGGCCACATTTGAACAAAACAGGGAGGCAGCGCGATGCTGGAGATCACAGTACCCGGCCTGGAAGACTGGGATGAACGAACCAATGAGTTCGTGCACACAAAACCTACGGTGCTGCGATTGGAGCACAGCCTGCTTGCCCTGTCCAAATGGGAATGCAAGTGGCATAAGCCGTGGCTCGACCCGTCGAAGCCGAAGACACAGGCGGAGCTCTACGACTACATCCGGTGTATGACCGTGACGCAGGGCGTGGACGCGAACGTTTACCGGCGGCTGACGAAGGAGAACCTGGCGGCCATTCAGAGATATATGAACGACCCGATGACCGCAACGACCTTCAAGGAACGAAGAGGCGCAAAGCGGCGGTCACGGTTCCAGACCGCAGAGACGATCTACGCCTCGATGTGCGAGTACGGCATCCCGTTCAGTTGCGAAAAGTGGCATTTGAACCGGCTTTTGACCCTGATTCGGGCCTGCAGCGAAGAGAACATGCCGAAGGAAAAGATGGGGCGGCAGGAACAGATGGCCCGGCAGCGGGAACTGAACGCCATGCGGAAGGCGAAGTACCACACGAAGGGGTGACGGAATGAGCAGAGTGATCGAAATGCGGCAGAGCGGCGACTTTAAGAAAAACCTGACCTTTCTGACCAATCTGCGGAAGAAAAGCATCCGGCCCATCCTGGAAAAGTACGGCCAGAAGGGCGTGGAAGCGCTGGCAGAAGCTACCCCGAAGGCGACAGGAAAGACCGCCGCCAGCTGGAGCTACGAAATCAAAATGGAGAAGACCGGGGCTGTGCTGAGCTGGAAGAATGCGAACATCGTGGACGGTGTGCCCATTGCGGTGATTTTGCAATACGGACACGGCACCCGAAACGGCGGGTATGTACAGGGCGTGGACTACATCAACCCGGCCATGAAACCGGTGTTTGATGCCATCCGGGATGAATTGTGGAAGGAGGTAACGAAGTGAGCCAGGAAGTGGACCAGCGCGTTGTGGAAATGCGCTTTGACAACGCAAAGTTTGAAAAGAATGTCCAGCAGACCTTGAACAGCCTGAACCGGCTGAACGAGAGCCTGCAGTTCGAGGGCGCACAGAAAGGCTTTGAGCAGGTGGAGCAGGCCTCTGAGCATATGGACTTTGATAAAGCCGGCAGTGCGGTGGAAGCCCTGAGCAGCAAGTTCTCGGCCATGGAAGTGATCGGCGTGACGGCGCTGGTGAAGATCACGAACCAAGCCATTGACGCTGGACAGAAGCTGGTGAAGAGCCTGTCGGTGGATAACATCACAGCGGGCTGGAACAAGTATGCACAGAAAACAGCCAGCGTGCAAACCATTGTGAATGCTACGGGCAAGAGCATCAACAAGGTGAACGGCTATCTGGACAAGCTGATGTGGTACTCGGATGAGACGAATTACGGCTTTACGGATATGACGCAGTCCCTGGGCCAGCTGACTGCTGCAGGTGGTGACATTGACAAGCTGATCCCCATGATCCTGGGCATTGCAAACGCCACAGCCTATGCGGGAAAAGGTGCCAGCGAGTTCAGCCGCGTGATCTACAACCTGAACCAGAGCTACAGCCAGGGCTACCTGAACCTGATGGACTGGAAAAGCGTGGAACTGGCGGGCGTTGCAACTGCAGAGCTGAAGAAACAGATCATTGCCACCGGTGTGGAACTGGGAAAGATCAAAGAAGGCGACGTGACGGTCGGCACCTTTCAGACCACTCTTGCAAAGAAGTGGGCGGATAAGGAAGTGATGGAGACCGCCTTTGGCAAACTGGCCGAGTTTACGGAAGCGGTAAAAGACGCCGTGGACAAAAAGCTATACAAAAACACAGCGGACGCCATTGAAGGCCTGGCGGACCAGTATGACGAAGTAACGGTGAAGGCTTTTAAGGCGGCGCAGGAGGCAAAGAGCTTCAGCGAGGCAATCGATGCCACAAAGGAAGCCGTGGGTTCAAAATGGCTGGAGACCTTTGAGATCATCTTTGGCAGTTATGACGAGGCCAAGCAGTTCTGGACGGACATGGCGAATGACCTGTGGGATATTTTCGCGGCTGGCGGAGATACCCGGAACGACTGGCTCCGGACGGCCTTTGACTCCGGCCTGAACCAGCTGATGACCGCTGGTGACATGAGCGGTGTTTCCGATACTTACAGTAACATGCTGGAAAAGATGCTGGTGGACAGCGGACGGCTGACCGACAAGGATATTGAAGAGGCTGGAACCTTTAACCGCGCACTGGAAAATGCGGGAGTGACGGCGGAAGAGCTGTTCAGCCTTGTAGAGAGCGGCCTTGCATCATATGAGAGGCTGAACGCACTGAGCGACGCAGAACTGGCCAAGCGGAACATTGACCGGAAAGACGTGGAGACCATCATCCAGAAATACTCGGATCTGGCCGGTGCCATTGAAGACGGAACCATCAATCTGGATGAGTTTGCAGAGAAGATGGGGCAGATGAGTGGTCGGGAACACTTTTTTGCCGGAGTGCTGAACATTCTGGAAGGCATCAAGAGCGTGATGGAGCCCATCAGCAATGCGTTCAACGAGGTGTTCCGCTCGGACGGAAGCTCGCTTTACAAGATGCTGGAAGGTTTTGACAATCTGACCAGTAATTTTACCATAAGCTCAGACACAGCTGAGATGCTGGAACGTACCTTCAAAGGACTGTTCAGTGTGCTGGATGTTGGGCTGAAAATAGTGCGGAGCATCGGACGGATCGCGCTGCTTGCAATCCAGGGCGTTCTGAATGCGCTGAGCCCGGTGAAAGACCTGCTGCTGAATGTGACCGGGGCTTTGGGTGACGTACTGACTTTTGTGGATCAGGCACTGGGACAGGCGCAGAGCCTGGACGATGTGCTTTACATTTTGGATGCCGCCATCGGGAGAATCCTGGAGCCTATCGGAGAATTGTGGAACGGCTTCAAAACATTTCTGAAAACCGGCAGCATCGAACGGGCCAAGAGCCAGTTCAAGGCTTTTGGAACAGTGATCGATACCGTGAGTAGTGCGCTGAACCGTTTTTGCATCGGAGGCGTCTCGCTGTCAGATGTTCTGAGCGGGGCGGTCACCGTTCTGGGCGGCATCCTGTATACGGCCTTCAACGGGGTAGGTGCCCTGATTGACGGGGCATTCGGCGCGTTCCAGAGTGCAGGCAGCCAGGTGGAAAAGTTCAAGTCCGACCATCTTGGGACAGTAGAGACCATCCGGGACACAGTGGTAAGCCTGCCGGAACGAATTTTGGCGGTGATGAAGGACTTTGGCGGAACGATCGCCGGTGTGATGAGCAAGGTCACGACTGCCTGCTCCAACGGCCTGAACGCCATCAAAGACTTTTTCCAGTTCAAGGGCATCGACATTTACCGGCTGCTGAGCCTGTTGGACGTGGGCGCACTGGCGTACGCCATCGGAATGCTTGCATCCAGTGGAAAGAGCCTGGCCAGTATGCTGGGTGACCCGCTGAGCAACCTGCTGGACTCCATGCGGAAGGCGGTGGATGCCTGGACGAAAGCAAAAACCACCACCCTGCTGAGTGTTCTGGCAAAAAATCTGGCCATTTCCATCGGCATCATTGCAGGATCGGTATATCTGCTCTCTAAGGTAGAAAGTCCGGAAAAGGCTGCACAGGCGCTAACCAGTATTCTGGCAGGACTGTTTGGTGTGATCGTTGCCATGCGGGCATTGGCGGGAACGGACCTGACCGGCATTGCAACTGCAAAGATCTTTGCGACATTGGCATCGGTGGCATTGGGTGTTGTGGCAATCTGCGGTTCCATGCAGCTTGTTTACAGTGTGGTAAAGAAGTTTGGACAGCTGCAGCCGGCAGAATTGAAGCAGGGGTTCAACGCACTGGCGAGCATTGCCCTGATGATGACTGCCTGCATTGGGGCCCTGAGCCTGGCCAACGGCAGCCTGAGTGTGGTGAACAAATTTGCACTGAAGTTTTCCAGCACCGGAGCAGGGAGCTTTATCCTGGTGGCTGGGGCCATGGATCTGGTGGCGATCGCGCTGGCGAAGCTGGCAGACGTACCGGGAGAGCAGCTGGAACAGGCAACGAAGTGTATGAAAACCATCGCACTGGCATTGAGCGGCTGTGTGCTGGTTCTGGGCGTGGCCGAGGGGCTTTCGGGGCGGAATGGCCTTGTGGCGCTGGCAAAGAGCGTGGCAACGATCGGGAAGCTGGCCGTAGTGACTGCAGCGCTCAGTGCACTGGCGGGAACAATGGTGGCACTCACCGGCGTGATCGCGGCGTTCAGCCTGATGAAAAATCTCGGTAAAGGCATGATGGCTGCAGGTGCTGTTCTTGCAAGCCTTGTGGCCGCAATCTGGCTGCTGAGTAAACACGCCCCGGAAACGGCGGTTGTATCGGGTGCTATGTTGGCGCTTAGCGGCGCACTGCTCGGGGTTGCAGCGGCCGTCCGCATGCTGGCGAACCTTTCTCTCCAGCAGATCGCACAGGGGATTATCGCCGTGGGGTTTGCCATGCTGGTTCTGGTAGGCGGTGCAGCCCTTCTGCCTGCGGCTGCGACCGGAGTTCTGTCGGTTGCGGCATCTTGTTTGGCGCTGGCAACGGCGCTGCTGATCCTGACACCTGCCTTTAAAGGACTTGCCAGCCTGACCGTAGGAGAAGCCTTTGCGGGAATTCTTGGAATGGTAGGCATTCTTGGCGCTTTGCTCGTGATCGGAACAAACCCTGCAATGGAAACAGGTATGGCCGTTCTCAGTGCCTCGCTTATCAATCTGGGTAAGGCCTTCAGTGCGTTTGCGGGAGGTCTGATCAAGCTCGGTATTGCGTCAGCCATTTTCTCGGTGCTGGCGGTGTTTGCAAAACCCATCTGTCAGGCCATTATCTCGGCGGAGCCGGATATTGAAGAAGCTCTGATCTCGCTGATCAATGGATTGTGTAACGTGATCATTGCCTGCGCGCAGCCGATTGGCATGGCACTGGAAGAACTGATGAAAGTGTTGATCCAGGTGGCCATTGATATGATCGGCTGGGCATGGGACGGCAACGGTGAGGGCGGCGGCATTAAAAAGGCTCTCGAAGATCTGTGGGCGAACATCAAAGCATGGATCAAGGAAAAAATCACCATTGATAATCCGTTTGACATCAGCAGCTGGATCGACACCTTTTTCTCAAAAGATCGAGCCTTTGGCAAGCTAAACAATGGCCTGACTGAGCCGTTCCTTGCACCGTTCGGGACGGATCTGGACAGCATTGGAAAAGACTGGATCGCCAAAATGAACGGCACCGGCGAGGATATTGGCACAAATCTTGCACAGGGAATGGCCAATGGTGTGGAAGAAAACGCCGATGCATCCAAAGATGCTTCCGGCAACATGGCGCAGGGAGCTGTGGATGCGACGGCAGAAGCCGCAGGGGTTCAGTCTCCCAGCTGGAAAACCCATGAGATCGGTTATTACATGGCCATGGGCCTTGCTGAGGGCATCGAGGATCCGGGCGGCATGAGCGCCGTGGCAAATGCCGCGACGACTCTTTCGACTACGGCCGAAGATGCGATCTGCGATTACTGGGGAATCCATTCGCCGTCGATCCTGGCTGCGATCAAGGGCTTTTTCATCTCGCTGGGCCTCGGAAACGGCATCAGCAGCGAGGAGAGCCAGCAGGCCGTGACTTCTGCCACGGACACGGTGAACGACACAGTAAGTGACGGACTGGACGGTGCTGTGGATGCCGCCAAGGACAAAGGTGAGGAAGCAGCGCAAGGGTTTGGTAGCGGATTCCTGAACTGGATCGGGAATCTGTTCGGGCACGGCGGCGAAGTTTCGGAAGGCGTAAAGAACGTCATGAATGGACTGGGCACGACGGTCTCGGCTGCTTCGGACAACTGGAACCCTCGTAAAGAAAAAGATGCTGTGAGTGGCCTGAAAGGAAATACCAACAGTGACACAAAGCTGCCGACCGACGAAGACTGGTGGGGGCAGCTTATAGGCAGCAGTGACACAAACAATTCCGGCGGAACGAAGACAGGCAAGAGTAAGACAAAGAAAAAGTCCTCTTCTTCCACTAAGAAGAAGACCGTGGCTGAACAGATTACTGAGAAGTACAAGACCCAGCTGGCGGCCAACAAGACCCTGAAGGACACGGTAGACGAAGAGTACGACCTGTGGCTGAAGGAAAACCAGTACAGCGCCTCGGTGGACGAGCTGCTGGCAAAGAAGACCGAGAATGCCGCGGCGGACATCCAGCACCAGACCGACCGGGTGGCCATTGCACAGGCGAAGTACGACGAGCTGGCAAAACGCTGGGGCGCGGACAAGACCGAGACCAAGGAGGCCTACCTGGACCTGCTGCAGGAAAAGACCAGTCTGGCTGACCTGAAAGCAGAGCAGTATGTGGGCCTGTTCGACGACGTGACCAAGCGATATGACACCGACTTGGACACGCTGGAGAAGGAATACGGCCTTTGGACAGCACAGAACGACAAGACGGCCACTAAGACGGACAAGATCAACCGGGAAACCGAGTACATGACCGCCGAACTGGCCATCAAAGAGAAAAAGCTGGCCAAAGCGCAGGAGCAGTATGACACCCTGAAGGCTCAGTATGGCGAAGAAGACATGCGCACCATGGAAGCCTGGAACAATCTGCTGGACGCCCGTACTGAGGCGCAGGAACTTCAAAATGATCTGGCACAGCAGGAACTGAACCTGATCGACGCACAGATCGATGCCATTTCGACTGCCCAGAGCCGGATGCAGAGCCGCATGGACATCCTGAACATGGTGTACAGCGACGGCGACCTTTCTCAGCGGGAGGATGCCTACAAGTCTGCCGTGGAGGAATACGGTAAGGACAGCAAGCAGGCGAAGAAAGCGCAGTTCCAGGGCACGACGACGTCCATTCTGGGCGTGGTAACAGCGCTGAAGAACATGAACTTCCAGCTCAAGGAGACCGCAAAGTATCAGGAAGAACTGGCGAAAGCCACCCCGGGCACGGATGCTTATAACGATGCTGAAAGCAGCCTGCTCTCCTCGCAGAGCGCCTTCCTGGGCTTTGCATCCAACCTGGCCGAGGCCTTTAATCTGGAAGATGAAGGCAAATCCATGGTGGTGAAACTTGCCTATGCCGTGCAGAAGAACTGGAAACCCCTGAGCGAGGGTCTGACCAAGGCATGGAACAAGGCGTCGCAGAACCTGCCGGAAAACGTGAAGACCGGCCTGTCCAACGCATTTGGCGCGGCCTTCAGTGACGAGGGCATCGAGATCGGCACCGAGTTTACCTCGGCCATCGTCTCGGCCCTGCAGGGTGACTGGGCAGGTGCGGCAGTGTCCGCTGTGACAGCGGCGCTGGACTTTATGAGCACGAACGAGGGCAAGAAGATGCTGGAAGGCGTCGGGCAGCTCTTTGATAACGCGGTGCCGATGCTCCAGCAGGGCTTTGGACAGATTGTAGGCATCGTGCAGAACGCAGGCGGTGAGATCATCGGACTGCTGGCCGGAGCAGGCGGAATCTCTGAAGTGGCAACCGGCGTGGTTGGAACCATTGGCGGGGCATTCAGCAGTCTGATCGGGCTGCTGCCGGAGATCTGGCCGTTTATTCTGGCGGGCGGCATCATTTTGGCGCTGTTGGGCGGCATTGCGGCCATTGCCATCAAGCATGCAAAGGACAAAAAGCAGTCCGACACGGCAAAGGACGCCGGTTCTGACCTTGACAAGGACTTTGCGGACGGCATTACCGACGGCAAGGACACCGTGGACGACGCCATCAAGGACATGACCGACGATGCTACGAATATTGCGATCGCTGCGGTTGGTGCCATCAAGCGGGTGACAGATGATGAATACGAGTACACGCCCACCATCAGCCCGGTAGTGGACCTGACCGATGTGGACGAGAGCACCGACATCATCAACCGGGCCTTTGACAATGTCAGTCTGGACGGCGGCACAACGAAACGTCTGGCGGCTCAGGTGGATGCTGCGGCAGAACTTCAAAATGGAGTGAAAGCCCAGTCCAATGCCGACCTGTTGAACGCGGTGAACGCACTGGGCGGACGGATGGACGGCGTGGCGGACAGCATCCACGGCATGAGCGTGGTAGTGGACGGCAAAACGACCATTGGCTGGATCGACGCCGGTCTGGGCGCACGGGCCGCAAGAAGGGCAAGGTGAGAACATGGCAGTAAAACGCATGGGTGATCTGCCCCTGGGCAGCGTGATCCAACTGCCGGAGAACGGCGTGCCAACGGATTTTATCGTTGCAATGCACGATTACCGCTCTGCAGACAACGGAATCGGCAAGACCCTGCTGATCCGTGACACGAACCTTGGCGAACGAACCTGGACGACCGACGCATCCGGATATCTGAGCAGCACGACCGACTATACGTATGCAGAGAGCCTTCTGGCCCAATGGTATGCGAATACCTATCTGCCGAACCTCGGGGATGTGGCAGATCTGGTGGAGACCGTCAAAATTGGCTCCACAGGGAGCTTCAAAGTATTTGCGCCTGGGCTGAACGAGTTCAACTTCTCGGCGAGTTCCACGACGCCAACGGGCGTGATTGACCAGCTGGTGCGCTACCGCATCTGGTCAAACCGGATGGGACAGAGTTACTGGACCTGGGACACCGCAAAGAATGGCGATGACTATTACACCGAGGCTTACTACATCACGGTTGGCTCTACGGGCACGGTGACGTACACCTCAAAGGCCATGAACAGCGCCAACTATGTCATGGTGTGTCTGTGCGTCTCGGCAGACTGTGTGGTGGGAGAAGACGGACTACTGCGAAAGAACCATGCGCCGCAGCTGCTGAGCAACTACTTTGGTACGGGCAGCGTGACGACCAAGCGAAGCCCCTTCAAGCTCTTGTATCAGATTAAGGACGAGGACGGCGACTCGCTGGAAGTGACCGAAAGCATTGACGGTGCAGTGCACCGGACGTTTACGGGCTTTTCTGACCAGAAGTGCTGGTTTGACCTCTTGAAAGAGACCTTTGACGGACTGGAAGCGGAAGCAGACCATGTTCTGACCGTGACGGTGACCGACGGAAGCGACACGGTATCGAAGAGTTATACCTTTTTCAAGAGTATCGACTCGGGATACCGTGTTTTTGTTGGCGCGATCGCGGGCAAAGGTAACGGCTACTGCTGGACGAAGCGAGAGCTGCTGCACGATGCAGCGGACGAAAATGACCGCTTTGTGCTGGAGCCGGAACTGACGCTGGAAAAGAACGACGCAGGCAGCTTTTCCTTTAAAGTACCCGTCACGAACCCTGCGCGGGCATTACTGCAGCTGAAGAAAGCAGTCGTCTCGGTGGAAGAGGACGGGCGGGAACTCTGGTGCGGTTATGTGACCGAGATGACGCCGGACTACGACCTGAACCTTGAGATCTACTGTGACGGTGAGCTGAACTACCTGCAGGACATGCCCTGCCGTGTGGAGAACAAGGTCTACACGGTGAACGAGATGATGAACCTTATCACGACATGCCCGGACAGCCGGTTTGTGACAGAGGGCAAGCGCTTCCTGAAAGGTACTGTCACGGTGACCAAGCCGGACGACAAAAAGGACGACAAGGACGAGACCAGCTACACCACCTGTCTGGATGCGGCAGCCACCTGCCTGACCGACAAATTTGATGGCATTCTGCGCCTGCGGAAAGTCATCAAAATGGAGAACGGGGTGAAGGTGTATTACCGCTATCTCGACTATTTGAGCGATGTGCCGGACATTACCGAGCAGACGATCGAATTTGGGTCGAACCTGCTGGACATCTCGTACTACATGAAGGCCTATTCCATCGTGAACTCGGTGAAAGCATACGGTTACACGACCAGCGGCTGGTGGATCTGGGAGAAGACAAAACCAATTGAGGTGACCGTCAACAACGAAAAATCCATTGAGCTGTACGGTCTGAGCCAGCGATGCATCGTAGTGGATGGCAAGAAGTCGGACACGAACTCGCTGACGAAAGTTGCCCAGACTGAACTGGACAAGCAGGACAGCGGGCTCTCCGGCGGTATTGACATCAACGCGGGTGACCTTGTGGATGCTGGTGTGGACGTGGATCGTCTGGCGTTCCTGAAGAAGACCCGGGTGAAGAGCGAACCCCACGGTATCGACGACTGGGTGCTTTGCACGAAAGAAGTGATCCCGCTGAATGCACTCGACCAGAAGAAGTTTACCTTTGGCGACACGGCGGAGAACATCACGGCAAGCCTTGCCGCAGGTGTGGGAACAGCCGGCAAAGCCTGGAATGCCATCCAGTCCACCATTGGTTATATCAAGAATTCGTAACGGAGGATGAGACATGTACCACAGTGTGATCATCCGCGTGGATGACACGTTTATCAATACCTACGATGCCTGGCATCTGATTCCTTCCAGCCGACCAGTCATCAGCCCGCCCATTGAGCGAACCAAGTTTGTGACTGTGGGCGGACGAAGCGGAAACCTGGACTACAGCCAGAGCCTGACCCACAAGCCTGTCTTTGATAACCGAACCGGCAAGATCGAGTTCTATGTTGAAAACGACTGGTGGACTGATTGGGAGGCCGCCTACACCACCATTACGGAAGCCCTGCAGGGCAAGCGTGTGGAACTGGCACTGGAGGACAACCCCCTACATTATTATAAAGGGCTCCTGTGGGTGAACGGTTGGAAGAGCCAGAAGGGTAACTCGACCATCACGCTGGATTACAATCTCCAGCCGAAAATGGAAAGCCGCCCGGTGACCCAGCTGATCCTGAACCGGACGTCGGTGACGCTGGAAAAGGGCATGAGCTTCACCTTGCTGGTGGGCGTTGTGCCGGCAGACACCTTTTACCGCAAGATGACCGTGAACGCCATCCCGAGCGGCATCGTGGAGATCGGGGCTGATGGACGAATCACTGCCAAGAAGAACGGAAGCTGCGTGATCCGGGCGGAACTGGGCGGGCTGACCGCAGAGTGTGCCGTGCGGGTGCAGAACTACGGCGTCTGCCGTGTGACGAACAACCTTGTGAACTGCCGGAACCATAACCTGGACGAGGCTGTGCTGGAAGAATCGGCCTATACGGCAACGATCGTGCCGAATACCGAATACGACATGGCAAGCGTGACCGTGACGATGGGCAGTACCGAAATTACCGCTTCGGCAGTGACCATTGCGGAGGACAAGCTCTCGGCGACGGTGAACATTGAGCATGTGACGGGCGCAGTGGTCATCACAGCGTCTGCGGTGCAAGGTGTCTGGTACGATGCGACCTACGAGCTGACGAATGTGACGCTGGACAATGCACCGAAGCGGGTGCGGGCGGGATATCCGCTCACACTGACAGCTACGGCATCGTCCGGCATGTACCTCCATCAGGCGAAAGTGACCATGAACGGCGGTGACATCTCGGATGAAGCATGCTCGTACACGGACCTCTCCAACCTGAAAGTAAACGCGACGGTAGCCGGGCCGGTTTCCATCAACATGGAGGCCATGAAGGAACCCACGTTGAACGATTTCTCGTGGAAGGCCATCGACTGGATCAGCGTACACGGACAGAGTGCGAACTGGTTTAAAGTAGGCGACACGAAGAACATCCATGTGGCGGGAACGATTCAGGGCACACGGTATGACACGGATCTGGAGATCGTCGTGCTGGGAATCAACCACAACACCAGGTACGAGATCGGCCCGACCATCCATTTCGGCTGCGGCAGGGTGAACGGCAAGTGGGCATCGCTGGGTGTCTACCGCTTCTCGAACGACGGCGAAGTAGGCTGGGAAAAGAGTTATATCCGCAACACGGTGCTGGGCAACGAGAGTACGCCGCAGGGGCCTGCAGAGGGCAGTTATCTGTCTGTTCTGCCAGCAGACCTCCGTGCCGTGATGCGGGCCTGCAAAAAATCGACCTACAACGTCTTTGGTATCAGCCCGACCGAGGACTATCTCTGGTTGGTAAGCGAGTATGAGCTGAATGGCAGCCGCAGGTATGCGTACGAGACTGAGAAGGACAACCAGAGCCAGTATGCGTTCTTCAGATCCGGCAGCAAATATTGCGGAAACATCTCCGCGCTGGATACCAACATCGCACAGTGGACGCGCTCACGCTATTACAACAACAGCGGCTATTTCTGCTGCTGCAATGCAGACACGGGACGCGGTAACAACCTTGGCACGAGCCACAGTTACGGCATGATCGTCTGCTTTGGCGTTTAAGGAAGGGACAGGGAAGAGAATGAGCATTGAAGCATATTCCATTTTGAAAAACGGCAACAAGAAGCTCTCGGAACACTTCAAAGTCCGCGAGTTCGGCTGCAAGGACGGGAGCGACCCGGTATTCATTGACAGCGAACTGGTGGAGCTGTTGGAGAAGATCCGGGTCCATTTTGACAAGCCGCTGACCATTACGAGCGGCTTCCGCACGGCAAACCACAACAAGGCCGTTGGCGGTGCGACCTACAGCCAGCACTGTTACGGCAAAGCGGCGGACATCCGCGTGACCGGCATCAGCCCGGAAAACGTGGCGGCCTATGCGGAGACGCTGCTGGTGAACCGTGGCGGCATCGGGCTCTATCCGGCTGGTCTTGGCCGTGCGAACGGCTGGGTGCACGTGGATGTGCGCAAAGACAAGAGCCGTTGGAAGGGGTGAGCGCCGATGGAAACGATCATCGCCGCAGTCCTGAGCGGCGTAGTGACCCTGATCGGCGTCCTGATCGCAAATTCGAGATCGAATGCAGTCATGGAATACAAAATCGAAGAACTGACACGCGAAGTACGCAAGCACAACGGCTTTGCCGAAAAGATCCCTGTGATCCAGAGAGACATTCAGGTGCTGAACCATCGGGTGTCAGATATCGAAGCATATGAACATGAACATGAAAGGAGCAACGTATGAACATGAACATCACTGCCGGTACTCTCGCACGTACTGCCTGCCTGCTTCTGGCTCTGCTGAACCAGGTGCTGTGTGCCATTGGCAAGAGCCCGCTCCCCATTGAGAGCGAGACCCTGAACCAGCTGGTGACCAGCGGCATTACGGTGGTGGCTGCCCTTGTGGCCTGGTGGAAGAACAATTCCTTCACCAAGGAAGCCATTGCGGCCGACAAAGAATACGACCGGCTTAAGATGAAGAGCGGGAAGTAAAAATGATATTCCGGGCAGGGCAGGAGTGGAAAATGTGATTCACACACGTATCCAACGCTGAATATCTCTTCTGCACTGCCTGAAAGTAATTCATCTGGCACTCACCGAAGGCAGGAACTGTCTATATAATTCAAAATGGAGTGACCGGTAATATGAAGAAAGCCCCTGCAGCGATCGTTTATGGCTCTGAGTGGGAGCTGTGAGCGAAAGTTGCAGGGACTTTTATTTTTAGAGGAAATGCGATATTATAAGAAGATTGATAATCAACAAGAGAACTAGACTCGATAGACGGCGAATGGATTTGGACGGGGCATTGTTTGGGTGGATTTTTTGACGAAAATATATCGATAATACGAGCAAAATTCAACAGTACGAGGTTTGTGTAACACCATTTCTATCTGATATTTATAAAGCCAATACTATGGAGCTGTTCTCTCGAAGAATCGGGAGGATGGCTCTTTTTTTGCGTTTTAACGCAAAAAATATATGAACTGACTGGAGCTTTCTGCATTTTAAAAAAAGAAAAATCGTGAATGAAAAGTGCATAGCTTAAAATTGAAATTTGTGGAAGGTGGTTTACGGAAAATTGTGAAGGAATACGCAGGGCGTGTTTTACTACTTTGGCAGGAAAATAACGATGATGCGTGAGGCAAAAATTGTAGCACAAAAAGCCAATTTTGTCTTGAACTTTTTGCCGTATGTGCTAGAATAAAAGAGAAAGGCATCCTTGTGTCCAACAGATATCTGGATGTGAATATTGGAAAGTAAATTCGGAGGTAATCACAATGGCTGATATGTTTGCACCGCTGGTAGCACAGCTGAAG